ATCTACCAGCCAAAGTACCAACTCTTTCAATACCCATGTTGTATTGGTCTTGTTCAGGAGCTGCGTTTGATACGTGGAAGTATTCCAAATCATCAAAGATTGCACTGATTTCAGAAGAAACAACAATCCAGTTAGCTCCACCTCTCAAGGTTGATTTGTGGATTTGTGCTGAAATTTGGTTGATTGCAGTAATCAATGTTTGGTTCCAATCTTTTTGTGTATACTGAGTTAATGGATTTGCAGTTGTACCTCTTTTCCAACCATTGTAATCCCATCTTAAATTCCATGCTGCTCCTTTTCTCAAATCTCTTAAGATTTCTCTGTCGATTTCAGCCGCAACTTGCTCAGACAATAAAGCTGTTAATTCAGCTTCAGCGTCAATATTATGGAATGCAGCAACGTCTTGTGCTAATTCAGGAGACCATTGTGCTCTCAATTTTCTTTCAGTTACAGAAACAGTTACAGATTCTAAATCGAAAGAAACTTCACCAATTTGGTCTTCAAATTCCATTTCTCTGTATGCTCTGTATTTAGTTGTGAATTGTGTATTGATTGCTGAACTAGCTGCGATAGTTGTAGTTAAACCTGAATAACCATCTATTGAGTTAGCTCCGATTGAACATGGAACTTGTAAATCAACTTCCAAGTAGATGAATCCGTTAGCGTCACAAATGTTGTCATAAACACCACCGTTATTACCATTTGTTGGGAATGTTGCAGTTGCTTGAGAACCGTATTGAACGATACCTTTACCATACTTTTGAGTAACAACTCTGAACAATGCGTTACTTGCACCTGCTCCTGAGAATGCTCCACCAGCTGCTGTAACTGGTACTACAGTTAAATCACTTAAGAATGATTCGTTGTCCATAACTTGACCATCAGGACCTACAAGTTTACCAGCACCTGCGTTACTGAAACCTGACATAATAAGTAATACTTTTCTGTATTCACCTGCACTATATCCTGAGTTAACCAAGTTACCACTTGACCATGCAACTGTTGCGTTGTCAGCAGTAACTGAACTGAAAGCACCTTTAGAATAATCAAATAACCCTGGAGGGTCTAAAGTTGCTTCATTACCTTCATAGAATCTGTCATACAAATTCTTATCGTTTGCACCGTAACCAGTATCAGGTGATGCAGGTCCGTTTGGAGCTCCAAAAGGTGCATAGTGGTTACCACCAAGTGTTGGGTCTTGACCCGTAGTGTAAGCCTGAATTTTAGGTACGAAGTAGAACAATTTACCGATAGGTAAGTTCATAGCTTGTACTGATACGATGTCGTTAGCCAACAATTTAGAGAAAACTCTTCTTACGATTGGAAATACAACCGTTTCGAAAGAACCATCTGATGATGTGCTAGCAGCTTCGTTAATTAAGTGTGATGCTTGGTTTTCATAAAGTTGAGCGATGTTTTCTTTAACATGACCTCTCAAACCTTCCAAGAATCCTAATTTGTCCCATTTGTTAATAGTATCTTCTTTGATAACTTTAAGGTGCTTAAGACCGATGTTACCAACAAGACCTGATTCTAATAATGCTCCCATTTTTTAAAATATTTAGTTTGTTTTTAGTTTATTTTTTATTTATTTATTCATTTTTGACATAAGGTCCTTCATTCTTAAGAACTGTGGATTTTCATATGTCTTGTTTTCAACCAAGTTAGTTGAACCTTTTGATGGTGTTCTATCAATGTTTTCTACGATAGATTCTTTAACCATTGGTTTTTCAACTGAACCTAATTCATCTTTAATATTTTGATAAAGATTTTTAGATTCTTTGATTGTTTCGACGTTGTCAAAACGTCTCATGATATTTATTTTTTCTTGCTTTGTGGTTGTATGTTCGGTAAACAATCTTGTAGCGTAAGCCAAGTTAGAATTGAAAACAGCAACTTCATTTAATTTTTCTCTGAAAATATTTAATGCTTTTCTGTACTCTTCATTTTTAGCTCTCAACTTTTCAACTTCTTCTTGTAAAGCGTTATTTGTAATAACCTTCATTTTTGGAAGACCTTTTCTTTTAGGAAAATTTCTACTTCCATTTGCCAAAGTTCTTGATGCTTCTTTTGTTTCAACTTCACCGTCTTCACCTTCTTTAAATTCAAATTTCTTAGGACCTTTAAAGCTTTCTTTATATTGTGACATATCAGCTTTAAAACCTTTCATGTTGACTTTACCTGTTGGTAATTCAGATTTAGTTTTTCCCATACCCATACCTTTTGGTTTAACCATCATACTAGATTCCGTTAAGTCATCTTCGTAATCATCATCATCATCTTCACCTAATTCAATTTCGTAAACAATTTCATCAACCTCATCGTCCTCATCCATGTTGTAGTCTGACTCCATATTGTAGTCTGACTCCATGATGTCTTCGTCTTGGAAAGTGATTTTGTCCAAATCTAAATCTTCACCAGTTTTTTTAATGATAACTCCGTCATTATCGCCCATACCGTCAAGTACTGACATAATTTCTTCCATAGATGCTCCCGTCATATCTAACGGTTCTAGTTCATCCTCATCATCATCCATTCCCATGTAATCCATGTTCATAGAATCTGAATCGTCAGACATTTCATCACCCATAGTAGGCTCTTCAATGTCCATAACCTCCAATGAATCTTCATCTTCAGTAACTTCTTCGTTACTCCAAGATTCATCTTCAGCACTCATTTCAGTCTCTTCAAGAGACTCTTTTACTAACTCTTCGATTTCTTCCTTCATTGTAGAAGCAAGTATTCCTTTTGCGTTTTCAGTAACGACATGTTCCAAATTTTTCATTTGTAACAACGCTTCCTCAACTAATGATTTTTTTTCGCTCATTTTTGTGCAATAAAATATTTTTTATTTACACTATAAATATGCCCATAATTGAAAAAATCTTAAATGGCAATATAATAAAATAAAAAAAACCCGATTTCTCGGGTTTTAATTTATTGAAAAACTTCATCAATTTTACTTTCACTGACTGCCGTTATTCGCCAATCATGTTGAAATCCTTTAAATTTCTCGGTTACTTTTGCTTCTACGTCAGTCACACTGTAACCTTTAACTAATTTCTCTTCTCTAATTTTTTTGATTTTCCCTGTGTTTTCATCAATCAGGTCATACTGAATTTTTGCTACAAAATATTTTTCGTCCATAATAATTTTATCTATATCCCAAAAAATCGTTCAATTTTCCCATTAAGTCAAGCGATTTGTTTAAACCACCGTCAATTCTTCCATCTTCTTTTGATTTTTTTTCTTCTTCAAGATTCTCATCATACTTATGACGGTCATCTTTATTAAGGAATAGATAAGCTCCTGGTGTTGATGGATTCATAACTAAGTCAAAACAAATCATTTCATAATCTTTTTGAACTTCATTGTGTTCACCTTTTTTTGCTAATGAACCAACCCCACGTGAAGAAACACCCATTGTAACACCTTGTCTCATTAAGTTTGCTGCCACATCACCCTTAGATGATACAATACCTCTTTCATGGAAACCTGGTGTAGTCAACAATCTTAGTTTACCCATAAGAACATTATCTTCCCACCATATATCATCAATAATGTGTGATACTCGGTCTAAATCAATTAAAGATGATTCAGGGTGGTTAAGTTCTGATGTTGCCAAACCTTTAGATATTGTTTGTTTATATTTTTCAGCCTCTCTTCTAAGAATATCTTCAGGATATACACGACCATTTCTATTAGGTGTTCCATACTTTTGTAATGTAGCATAAAATACAAATGGTTTAGAGTGGTCTAATTGTGATTTTTGTTCGTTAACAAAATCATTATCTACAGCATTTTTCATAGATATATGACCTGCATCATATTCTATCAATATTCCTTTACCTATTTCATTCGGTTTAAGTATCTTCATATTAAAATATTTATCAATAAATATTAGAATATCTCAAAGTTTTTGTTTTTTAACTTGTTTTTAGAATATTGAATGGTAAAAAATCTTGTTTTATTTAAAACATTGTCGTGAACTTCTTTTAATATTCGATTTAATTCATTTGATAAATCATCAGATTTGAAATCAATATTTTCTTTTGTGAAGAATGTAATTTCAAGATTTAAGAAACTTGATTTATCTACTTTAATACCACTTGTTCTTAAATCTAAGTCAACAATAAATTGTTCTTTGAATAATGACTTATTGTAAACTTCTAAAACTTTATGTTTAATAGTTCGGGATATTGTCCCAACTACTCTTTCCCAATTATCCCTTTCTTGTGTTGGTTTTACCCATGTTTGTAATACTAAATAAATTGATTTTAATTCTGTTGCATCCACACTACCATAATAGCATTTAGCATCTTGGAATAAATCCAATTTCGATGTTTTTCCTTTTTTCATTCGTTTTCATTTGTGAAATGTTTATATGTTATAATGAAAATATAATAAAAAAAATACTTATTAACAAATTTATTTTAAATTATATATTTATATCAATAATACTGATTTTAACATGATAAAAATAATAATTGGAAAAGGTGAAAGTTTAGAAAAAGCTTTAAAACGTTACAAACACAAAGTTATCAAAACAAAACAAATTGAGCGTCTTCGTGAAAAACAAATGTACATTAAAAAAACAACCTTGAAAAGAGAGCAAATAAAAAAGGCTAAGTACAAACAACAAATCGCTCAAAATAATACTAACTAATATTTATTGGTAACAAATACCAAGAATATGAAAAACTTTATTATGAATTTATTAGGAAACGGTTCTGACGTTTCATCAAAAAGATTTGCATCTTTATTCACTTTATTAAACGTAATTATCTTAGCATACATCGCAACATTTACATCTAAAGATGGTGTAACACCTGAATATATGTTTGATGCACTTTGTTTAATTGCTGGTGGTGGATTGGGTCTTACCGTTGTTGAAAAGATTTTTTCAAAAGGTTCCGACAAAAAACCTGAGTAACAAAAAACCCCTCTTTTGAGGGGTTTTTATTTTAAAGTCCTTCTGACAATTTTTTCAGTTTGTAATATGATAGGGAATCAACAGGTGTTGACTCTATTCTAATCTTTGTTTCATTTAATTTCTTATTTGTCTCTTCATCACTTTCATTAATATTTGAAAGTTTTCCAATAACTTCGGTTTTCAATCTTTCAATACCTTCATTTAATTCTTCCTGTGACATTCTTAAGATTGATTTTAATTCAAATAATTCCGATTCGCTCAATTGTGAATATTCTTTTGCAAATGTATCTGCGGCCACACCAAACATAGATTCTAACGGGATATTAATTGATTCACTAATTGTTAATTCTTCTTTTGTTTCAGTCATTAACTTCCACATTTGTTTTCTTGATTCAACTAATTTGATAAAATCATCAGAAGTTTTAGCAAAAACCATATTATCTAACAACTCATACTGATTTTCAACACCTTCACCTAAAGTTTCAACCCAAGCATCAAATTGTTCAAATTCACGTTTGTTATTGTTAATTGTTGATTTAATAAAATCAACAGAAAGTCCCAAAAATTCTTTTGCAACATCTTCGTTTAATCCGTTAGTTTTCATTAAGGAACCATATTCAACATACAGTTCACCAACAAATTTGTGGTCCTTAATAAAATCCCTAAATTCTTTTATAATTTCTTTAAAATCTTCGGTTTTATATGTTTTAACCAAAGCATTTTCAACAATACTTTTTAATAATCCAAAATTTCTCATATTCATAAATATCTTAACTATTTAATAGTTCGTTTAATTTTATTTCGATTTCATTAATTGATGTTCTACCTTTTGATAAATCAATTTCATCTCTACCACTGATTAAATCGTCTTCTAATATTAAATTTAAATCGTTCATTCTACTTTCGGGTGTTACTTCACCTCCTGATGGTGGTTCTGGTGATTCAGGAGCTTCTGGTGGTGCTCCCATGTCTTCACTTCCTCCGCCTAATCCACCTAAACTACCCATACTACCACTTGGCAATGCTCCCATGTCACCACCTTCTGCTGGTGGTGTTGCCACTTCACCAGGTTTCTTACCATACAATCTATCAATGTTATCAAAGATACCTGTATGAATAATAACTTCAGGTGTTTTCTGTAATTCAGCACCAACCGCTTTTTCAATTCTTTGTTGTTGGATATCCAATTTGATTTCTTCATCAGAGAATCCAAGAATATGTTTTTTAGCCCATGTTGTTGAAACAGCTTGGATACCGTTACCAGGGTCCGAAACCGCGTCTTTATAAAGAGTGATTTTTTCTTTCCAATTCTCAATCTTTAATAAATCAGCTTGAGTTGATGGATTTGTTAACCCTAATGTAAAGTTTGTTAATTCATCTTCAAATCCAAGAATAAATAAGTGAATAATTGCAATCTTATTCAATTCTTGAATCATTGATTTTTGAATTCTATTAATTGTTCTAGCAAAACGAATGTCTTGTAATGCCAAGTTTTTACCGTCACCAACAACTTCTTCAAAACCTAAGAATGCTTTTGGTACACGAAGAGCGGTTAATAATTTCTTTTGAATATATTCGATATCGGCAATTTCTGAAAGGTTCTGAGCTCCTGCCAATGTCTCAATTGGACTTGTTTGTGCTGGGTCACGAACAGGAATGAAATAATCTTGGTCAACAGCCATTTGATTCATTCTTAAATCAACGTTACCCGTTTTTGAATCAACAACTTGGTCTCTTTTGAACTTGTTTGCAATTTTTTGAATATATGGTTCAACATCCTTATCATCCATGTTACCGACATAAACTTTAAATACTCGTCTTTCAGGAGCTCTTGATGTTCTATAGACCAACATTGCGTCTTCAGATAATAATAATTGTTTCCAAGTACGTCTAGCTTTTTCCAACATTGATGTACCATAAGGAAGTTTTCTATCATCACCTAATAAACGAAAGTGAGCAACCTCCCAAGTATTCATTTCCATGTCTTTTACTTTCCATACGAATTTCAAAGATTTTGCGTCTTCAGTTGTGTTATGTGATGGTTTTATTTTCATACCACGTTCCAAACGTTCAATTTCAATGTTTGGAAGTTGTTGACAACCCATAATACCTTTTTCAGAATCTAATTTTAAGTAAACAAAGTTATCACCATACTTACAGGTGTTTCTTGTCCACATTGGTAAATTAGTACTAATGTCTAATCTATTATTAAATAAATCAGATAATATTCCCTTAATTCTATTTGATTCTGAATATATTTGTAGAATTTCACCATTTTCACTAGTTGTTGTTGATTCCTCGGCATATATGTCAAGAGCTGCCGAAATTTCAGGAGTATATTCCATACTTTCGTAATCATAATATGATGCCAATCTTGTTGGTTCATAATAAATTGCTTGTGAATATAAATTATTTTCTATTTTACCCCACTGTTGACCAAGATACATTGTTTGTTGAGCTTGGAGTTTTTCCTTCTCAAATTCTTGCTTATCTGTGGTTTTTAATAATTCTTTCTTATCAAATTTATAAACGGGGGGCTGTTGACTCAAAGTTGAGTCGGGGCCAAAAACTTTTGTAAGTCGTTGCCATATGGTTAAATCATCTGCCATCCTTTAAATATAGTATCTTTTTTTAATGAATAAACTTTATCTTCTATTGAATAACCATAAATACTGTTCGTAATCCTTTTTTGTTGGATTTGATGAAAAAGCATCGTTATACCCTGTTGGAGATAAAACAGGCATTCCTGGATTAAATTTTGTTATTTCTCTATTCGTACTGTCATCGGCAACTGTCCAAGAACTTAACATCGCCCGTGTCTGTTCATTAACTTTTTCAAGTTGGTTATAGGCATTTTGTCCCACATATAAAGCCATTGATACCGACATAATTAAATCATCATGATGTCCTTTCATGTGGTCAGGTCTTCCATTCATATAAACAAACGTATTCATTTCACTAAGTAATCTTGCCGAATACAGTTTAAAACCGTGTCTTAACGCTTCTTCAAACGCCGAAATGATTTGAACCCTTTTACTATTAAAGTTTATACCAGGTATTTTTTCATTTGACTTAACTGTTGCTTCCCAAATATTACCATAATTAATCCCATCAACATATAAGTTTTTGTAACCCATTTCTTGTAATTTTCTTGATGTCGAAACACCCATACCACCAGTAATATCAATTACAATAAATGCGTCATAGTAATTACCCCATTTATAAGCAATTTCTGCCGCAACATCAGGTGGAAGTTTTCCAACATACTCAGCAACTTGTTCCCTTTCATCAAAATCAATAATTTGAAATGATGTAAAATCTTCAGAATCACCTCTTGACACGTCCATACCCATAATATATCTATGACCAGCTACAGGTTCTTTCCAAATCCATAATTGATTTTGAACCATCTTTGATTCAGGTTGACGAACCATTTCGGTTCTAATCCTATCAGTTAATTCGGCATCAAACACATTGTCACCTGAACCCAAAAAGTTACATTCCAATTCCTGTGAAATTTTTCTCTTATCAAATTTTAACTTTTTGGCCATGGTTTCAAACCAAGTTGAACTTACCTTGTAACCATCATCCATTAATTTTTTAAATTCCACAAAATCTCTTTGATTTGTTGGTATACCATCAAAACTAATAATTTCAGGGTTTGGATATTCTTCACGATTTAAAAAATAGTGTATTAAATCTTTTACTTTAATAAAATGTAAATCTTTTGTGTATCTTGGGTCTCTCCACCAAAACATTTCAGTAACTTTGAAATTGTTCATCCCTTTAACCGCCTGTTCGTAGATACTATAATAAATCGCATCGTATCCGTTTGGTGTTGATATTACTATAACTTTACCACCTGTTGATAATGACGCCATACAAGCCGCCCAGAAATCATCATTGGCTTCAATATAAGCCGCCTCGTCAAATATCAATACGGTAGGGGTATAACCACGAAGTGCGTCAGGTGATGTTGCCACCGCCTTAACTTCACATCCATTTGATAATTTAAAGTGTCTTTGTGAATTCTTTTCAGATGAAAATGTTACACCCATCCAATTAGGCCATTGTTCTGTAAACCCTCTAATTTTATTAGCAAATTCTACAGCAGTGTCTAATTTGTTAGCAATTACAAGAATTTTTTCAGGTCTTTGTTTGTTGGCAAAAACTACTTTTTTAGACGCCCATGCTGCGGTAACTGTTGATACACCAGCCTGACGATATTTCAGAGCAATATTTTCTTCATAGTTATCGTAATCATTTACTAATGTTTCTTGGTCGGGAAATAAATCTAACGGAACGTATTTTGACTGTGTATTGTCATACGTTTGTAAATAGGTTCTTAAGGCGTAAGGGGTGTTTTTAACACACTTGGCGTATTCTATAAGGGCTTGTTCTTTTGTGATACTCATCCCTTATAAATACTACATTACTTATTTGGCGGAGTACCGATACCTAAATCACTTAAGAAACTCAAGTCAATATCATCGTCATCATCGTCTGATGAATAACCCATAGTGTCATCATCATCATCACCATCATAATCCGAATTACCCAAAATCTCTTCCAAATCTTGCTTGTTCAATTCATCAATAATTTGGTCAGCAATACTTTCCATTTCGGAATAAGCAGTTACGTCACCCTTATTAACTCTTTGTGCTAATGATGTAAATTTGTTTTTTGGTAATTTAGAAAACTCCCTAAAGATTAAACTTTGAACAATCTTCATATTGTCTTCTAATACTTTTGCAGGATATGATTCTAATAATTTTTCCCACAAATATGTACCTGTGATAATATCAAATATTTCATTTACTAAAGTATCCGCAGTTTGTTTAACCATTTGAGCTTGAATTGGGTCAGTTGGTAAAGACGTTGCCCCTAAAATATCATAATAACCTTTAATTAATTCATGAACTAAAATCGGGAACATAACAGCTTTTGCTCTAACGACAAAATTTCCAGTTTCATTGCCTTCTTCGTCTTGTTCCATTTCAACTTCTTCAGAACCACCCATATTTTGTCCCGCAGCGGCCATTTGTTGTACCATTTCAGGTGGTAATAACCAATACAAGTAATCATTCATTGCCATTAAAGCACCATACTTGTCAGTAATACCAGGTTGCATTTCTTCCAATGAATCTCTAATTAATTCAAACATAAAGTGTCCTTTTTTAGCAGCACCTTGAATGATTGCGTTCATAAATCTACGTTTTGCAACCATGTAATCAAAGTTTTCAAACGCATCTACAAATTCTTCTAAATCTTCACCAGAATCCTCAAACGCTAATTCAATATCTTCAGATGAAAACTCTTCAGGTTCTGCTTGGAAATTTTCATTTCCTGCTTCACCCATTCCAACCAACTTAGGGTCGAATTGTATAAATTCGGCATATTTTGGGTCAACTAATTCATTTGATACTAAATCTTTTGCCAATTGCTCAAGTTCTTGTTTTCTTGAACTTTCAAACTGACTAACCTCACCAAATAACCTCATAATCATCATTTGAAGTCCACCCATATTATTAGGAACATTCATTCCCAAATATCTTTCAAGTTTTACAACAACATCTCTAAATCTTTTAGATGCTGCAATCTCTTCAAATGATTGTCTATCACCTTCACCCTTTTTAGGAATAAAAGGACTATTTGAAAGTGGTGTTTCACCTCTTTCGATTGACCTTTTTAAATCAGGGTTCATTCTAAAACCTGTTGGCTCATCAATAGGAGCCTCAAATATTCTTCTTTTGTTTTTCATTATTTTAAATTATAACCCATTGATGTGAATGTATTATAGCTCAACCATTTAGGTCCTTTAGCTTTTGGATTTGGCTTTTGTGCCGGTTCAATTTTAAATGGATTTTTCTTACCAGGTGCTTTACTTGGAGTTTTTGTTGGTGTTTTAACAGGTGCCTTTGTTGGTGCAGGTGCTCCAACACCAGCTTCTTTCATTTCAGCTTTTGGATTTGGCTTTTGTGCCGGTTCAATTTTAAATGGATTTTTCTTACCTGGTTGTTTAACTTTTTCACCAGGTTTAACAGTTGGTACCTTTGTAGGTGCCGGAGCTGATTTAGTTGACCCTTCTAACATTTTCATTAATTGACCTTTAGTTATATGTTCAGGTATATAGTTTTCAATTAACTTTGTCAAGTTTTCTTCCAATTCCTTAACATCTTTCTTCTTTTTTTCCGGTAATTTACTAAAATCAGTCTTATCAGAAAATTCTTTAGCCCATTTACACCATTTTTTCTTGGCTTTTTCAGTTCTTGAGTTTTCACATTTTGCCCAAAACAATTTTTGTTGTGACTTTGATTGGAACTTTTCGGTCATTTCCATTTCACCCACCATTTTTCTATCATTATTTTCAGGTGATGTATCATCATCCATACCGTCATCAGCTGATTGATATTCGTCATGTGAGCCATATTGACCGGTATAATCTTGGTCAGAATCCAATCCAAAATCATCCTCATCTATATTTTTTTCAGATAAACCTAATTTTTTCATTTTTAACTCAACATCAGTTAGTTTTTTATTCAATAAATCCAATCCCTGAATGTTTTTTTCTAAGTTAGGATTTGTTGATTGTTCAACCAATCTTGTGTATAATAATTTAATCTGAGATTCATTTAAACCTCTTAAGGTATTGTAAGTAAAACCATTACTTACTAATTTTTCTATTTTTGTACCAATGTTAGACATGTGTTAAAGTTTTTTCAAATGTTAATATAATATCCCTTTCATATAGTTTTGACATAACATCTTGTTCACTATCCCCATAATGAAATACCAATCTAGTGTTTTCTTCATTATAGTATTCATTTTCAATGTCTTCCCATGATAACGCAATTACTTTATCAACTGCATCGTAAAAGGAAAAAAAGTCAGAGTTCTGAATAACGTTAAGTTTTATTTTATCGTTTTTTAGAACTCCAACTTTTGTTATATAATCTATATGAGGGGGTTGTGGATTTCCACCAGCTGGAGATGATTCCCAATCTTCACCACTTACGTCTTCGTTATTTGAGAATATAAACTCATAAAGGTTATCACCTCTAAAGTTTGGACCTAACTCATTTACAAAGACTAAACGGTTCATAGAATTTCACCTTTTGGAGAAACCTTAATTTGTTTTCCCTCGTGTTCAAATACTAAGTTTTTTAAGTTAGTTTTACCAATGAATTTAGAATTTTCATTTTCTCTTAAAATAAATTCAGATGTTAATTCTTGTTCAATAGTTTCTGAAAGATTTTTAACTTCTTCCATAACGTTAACTTTGTTTATTTTTTTCTTAATATAATTTTGTGTTTTTTTCGATTCGTTAATTTTTTTCTCTTCAGGAGTTTCAACAAAATACTTAGATAAAATTTTATCAACTTTGGATTCAGTAAAGATTCCGTCCATAATTGCGTTCATCTTTGATTTGTGAACATTACCTTCCCCTACTTCAGGTTCTGTGGTAATTTCATCACCCATATCGAAATCAGATGTGTCGGGTTCAATTGGTTCCATACCAATCTCGTCATAATTAGAACCATCCTCACCACTTTCTTCACTTTCAAATCTTGATAATATATCTTCTTTATCATTTTCGTCTAATAAATTCAAATCAACAGCAGATAAGATTGAATTAAGGACATACTTAACATCTTCAGATGTCATTTCTTGTTCAGAAGCGAATGTTCTTAATTTCTGTCCCAATTTACCTGTTAATTTTTGAATCTGTTTCAACGTCACAGGACCATTGTCTCCTTCACTATCTTCAGGACCCATAGGTTCATCCATTGTTGGTTCGTCCATATCCATTTCATCTGGCATCATATCGTCACTTGGTAGTTCAGGCATTACTTCATCACCCATAGGTGATGGTGCTGGCTCAGGTGATGGTGCGGGCATTTCAGGTGCCGGAGCAGGTGCAACTGGCGCTGGTGCCGGAGCAGATGACGTTGGTGTTTTTAATACAAACTTTTTTTGTTCACCAAACAATGCTGTTCCTTGTTCATTTTCAGTCAATCTATTTAATTCACCAGCGATTAAATTTAATTTCTTTAATGCTTGTGAATAAGATGAATGATATTTTCTATTTTTCATTGGGTCAGTGTAATCCAAAGTAGACTCGTCAATACCTTTTTTAATGATATAACCGTTTCTTTCTTTCACAATACCGTATACATTACCGTCAGCAAGTACTCTTGTGTAATCGGTTGTTTCATTTACATTGATTTCTTGTTTAGGTGCTTCACCGTATCTTGCAATTTCCATTATTCTTGCAATCTTTTCGGTTCCTTGAAGTTTTTCACTACCTATTGGTTTTAAATCTGCCATTTTATATTTTGTTTAAATTTTATCTTTTATGAGTTTAGTCCATTAAATCCACCTATAGCAATTCCGCTACATTGTAATGCAATTTGTGTCCCGTCAGATTCTGACCATACAGGACGTGGTGTTGTGAATGTAACAACGTTACCCTCTGAAGTTCCTGAACCAGGAACAAAACCCCTAACCACCGCGGTGTTATATGATGTACATGCTGTTATTGCCATAATTTTTCTTAATAAATATGTAATTATATTAAAATAATTCATCTTCCCCTAAAGAAAGACGCTTATCAGTTAATTCATTTTCAAAGTCAAAAAGTTTTTGAAGATATCCGTTTCTTCTTAAAACTTTAAAAGTTAAATTTTCGTAAGAATATTCACCTTCTTTTTCTAATCCACTTGTTCTATACTTTTTAATTTTATCTTTAACTTTTTTAATCATTTCTTTGGCATCATCCAATTCTTCTTCCTCGGCATTATTAATTACGGTATCAATCATATCTTGTAATTGACCAACTTTTTGAATCAATATGTCTTTATCAATATGGATATCTTCTTCTTTCTTTGGAATAACATCCCAATCATCATTCATGATTGAATACACACCAGATGAAAAATGGGATTCATTTGAATCTTGAATATATAACTCAACTTCAAACCCTTTAATTGTAATATCATGTGATGAATTAAATAATGTTTTTTTCAATTTAAACAATTCAGAATACAATTCTTTTTGTTCCTCGAAATCTTCAAAATTTACAATAATATGTAAATCAACATCTGAGTATTCAGACCAGTTATAATTACACAATGAACCTGTGATGATAATGTCTTGAATAAACATATCAACATTAACAAACTTGATAAATTCTTCTGCAATTTCCTCAAGTTGGTTTCTAACTTCCAACTTCATATGTGACTTAGACGCGTCATCAGGATTGTCCCATATTTTAGGATTTAATTCTTCTTGGACACCAAAACTAGTAATGATTTTTTCTAAGTCTTTCACAATTATAAATACAAAGAACTTTACAATTTTTTGTATTTATAATTTTTACTGATTTCAGTTGTAAAAAACTTACCTTGTGATTCAGATAATCTGAACTTAGCGTAAACTTTGTGTGGTACTTTTTCATATTCATACTTTGTACCGTTTTTAAATGTTACAACCATTTTTTCGGTTGACATATCATACTGTGATTCTGTAATGTTGGACGATTCAATTACATTATAAATCATCATTCCCTTAATTTCTTCTCTTAAAATTGCCATAATAATAAATATAAAAAAACCCCCACTTTGTGTAGGGGTTTTTCTTTAGGACTTAATTTTATTTAATTTGTCACGTAATTTAATCGCCAATTCAAAGTCTTGTTTACTAACCGCTTCGTCCATTTCGGTTTGTAACTTCTTAACATCATCTTTAATCTTTCCAAGTTTATTAATTTTGTCTCTAACTTCAACAGCTCTTTCAAATTCTTGTTTTTCAACACAGTCTTGAAGTTCTTTTTTAAGAAGTGAAATTTCATCAGTTTCTTTAGGTGACTTTTTGTTGGGAGTTCTATTAGTCGTTGTAATCACGTATTTAAACATTCCATTTGGTGATGTGTACGTTTCTGTTTTCCATTCACCATTTTCATCAGAACCTTCTTTACTTTGAGGTTCTTCATTTGTGAAAGATGAAAATTCATGGTTAATCGAACCAATCATTTCATCCAATTCATCCATAATCTCTTTAAGAGACTTTCTTTTTCCAAATAAATCAAACATATTTTTTTTCTTATTTTTTTTAGTTTATCTTTGTATTTCCAATTATACAAAATTATGCCAAACAAGTAAACCTGACAATATGTCATATTTGTCTGTCATTTTGACATTATTGATAATTTAGAATAAAAACTTATATTTAAACATATGATTGAATCACAAGACCAAAACGAAAAAATGGGTGGAAACAAAAAAAGTAAAACAGATGTTGTTAATTCAAAAACACCTGTTTTAGATAACTTTTCTCGTGACCTAATTAAATTAGCTAAAGAAGGGAAACTTGACCCTGTAATTGGAAGGGAACTTGAAATTGAAAGATTGGCACAAATTATATCAAGAAGAAGAAAAAACAACCCTATCTTGATTGGTGAACCAGGTTGTGGTAAAACCGCAATTGTTGAAGGGTTAGCTATGAAGATATTTCAAGGGGATTGTCCACAAAACTTAGTCGATAAAAGAATTGTTAGTTTAGATATGACATCAATTGTTGCAGGTACAAAATATCGTGGACAGTTTGAAGAACGTATTAAAGTAATTCTTGATGAGTTGAGTGACAACCATGATGTTGTTGTATTCATTGATGAAATTCACACGATTATTGGTGCTGGTAATTCATCAGGAGCCTTGGACGCTTCCAATATCTTTAAACCTGCTCTTGCTCGAGGAGAACTCCAATGTATTGGGGCAACAACTTTAGATGAGTACCGTGAACACATCGAAAAGGATGGAGCGTTAGAACGTCGTTTTCAAAAAATACATGTTGACGCAACTTCAATAGAAGATACGATTAAAATTATGAATCGTGCCAAAGAAAATTATGAAAAACATCACAAGGTTCACTTTACGGATGAAGTAATTAAAACTTGCGTGTTATTAGCGGACCGTTATATTACTGACCGTGAATTTCCTGATAAAGCTATTGATATTATGGATGAAGTTGGTGCAAGATGTCAAATTAATGTGACAGTTCCTGAAATTATTGAAAAACTTAAAGAAGAAGCAAATCAAATAAAAGACCGAAAGGTTGAAGTAGTTAGAAATCAAAAGTATGAAGAAGCCGCTGAATTACGTGATATAGAACGTAAAGTTTTGGCACGTCTTCAGGAGGAAAAGGATAAATTTGAAAAGGGTCGTTTAAGTAATAAAAAAGAAGTTACTGAAGAAATGGTTTATGAAGTTGTTTCCCAAATGACTAAAATTCCAATTTCAAAACTTTCACAATCTGAATCAGATTCGTTAATTAATTTGGAAGAAAGTTTAACCAAATCAGTGATTGGTCAGGAAGACGCAGTGTCTAAAATTTCAAAAGCAATTCGTAGGAATCGTGTTGGTATTAAAGACCCAAACAAACCTATTGGTTCTTTTATTTTTTTGGGTTCAACAGGTATTGGTAAAACACATTTAGCAAAACAATTAGCTAAAGAAATATTTGGGAATTCAGACGCTTTGATTCGTGTTGATATGTCTGAATATCAGGAAAAATTCACAATGACAAGATTGGTTGGCTCACCTCCAGGTTATGTTGGTCATCAAGAAGGAGGTCAATTAACTGAACAAGTTAAAAATAAACCTTATTGTGTAATTTTGTTTGATGAGATTGAAAAAGCACATAAAGATGTTTATTCACTTTTACTTCAAGCGATGGATGAAGGACATTTGACTGATGGTCTTGGTAGAAAAATTAACTTCAAAAACACCTTGATTATTATGACATCTAACATTGGTGCAAGAAAAGTACAAGATTTTGGTACGGGCGTTGGGTTTGGAACTCGTACTAAAAATGAAAAAGAAACTGAAATCAAACAGATGATGGTCGAAGATGAACTTAAGAAATTTTTCCCACCTGAATTCTTAAACCGTGTTGATGATGTGGTATTCTTTAATCCTTTGAAAGAAGATGAAATCAAACAAATTGTTACTTTGGAGATATCCAAACTAATTTTACGATTACGTTCTATGAACTATAACATTGTTGTTGATGAAAGTTTGGTCAGTAGAATTTGTGAAGTTGGATTTGATGAAAAGTTTGGAGCTCGTCCAATCAAAAGAGCAATTCAAAATCAAATTGAAGATTTTATATCTGATGAAATTCTTAAGAAAAATATCATTACTGACACAGTATATATATTAGAATATGCGGACGATAAAGTCCGTATAAATGAAAAAACATCAGAAGTATCTGATGTTTCTGAAAAACCAAAAAGAGGTAGAACAAAAAAAGGGGTCAATTAAGACCCCTTTTTTTAATCCCATAACATCCATCGTTCTGTTTTTGGTTTGTGTTCGTGGAATGTATTACCTAAACTTTCAATCATTTGTTTAACCATCTCAATCGCGGTGAACACATCCTCAATCACAACATACTCATTTGCTGTGTGGTAATTATAATAACCACAAGACACGTTCAAACAAGCAATGTTAAATTTTGACGCAATTTGTGAAACGTCAGTGTACGGATGTTTCATTAATTCATGTTTATCACCAAAGTGTTCCTGAAGCAATGGACCAACCTTTTCAAAGAAAGGTGAATCACGGTCAAAAAGTTTTACACCCCAACAATATTCAGTTACCATCCAAGATTCAGGAGCATCAAACTGAATGCAATAACCAACGTTAGAGAAAAACTCGGGACTTGCTTTTCGTGAACCATGACAACCTGTTTCTTCAGATACAAAAAACGCGGCTTTAATTACAGGAAGTTGGTCAAGGATTTCCAAACATGAATAAACCCCACATTTGTCATCACCACCAATTCCAACAGGATTACCTGTAACTGCTTGGTAAGCCTTAAAGGAATCTTTTAATTCCCCAAGTACGTTTGGGAGTTGTTCTTCCTCTACAATCATGTCTGTAATTGAGTGTACGGTGTCCGTGTGAGCGATAACACATGGATACATGTCTGATTCGCCTTTAGTTACGTAAACGTTACCATATTGGTCAATTGTGTGGTTGTATCCTTTTTCAGTAAAATACTTATCAAGATACTCAATCATAAGAGTTTCTTGGTAAGTTTTAGTCGGAATAGAAAGGACTTCTTTTAGGTGTTGGATTTTTTCTGGTGTCATTTGACAACAAAGATACAAAAAAAATTTTAAATTTCAAAAAGTTGATAATTTTTTAATAAAGAAATGAGTTGTTCAAAAGTTAATTTGTATATTTTAACCTTAGCTGAATATCCAATATTTTTTTGTATTTTAACTGTTATTGAATTGTCAGGCTCAACCCCAACAATTATGATTTGAGTATCATTTAATGTTGGTATATTTTTTTTAACATTAAAACCAATATTATTTATAATATAATTAACTATTTTTTGATACTGATTAATGTCGTCAAACATACCATCTTCTTCGTCTATTAACAGTTCTAATAATTCATCTAACAATCTATCCGCAGCACTATTAAACTCAGAATTAAAAGTAAAATCATCTTTATATTCGTAATAATTTTCAAAAATGTCACTCACCGATATTTCAGAATCAATCGCGGCGGTTATAACAGCCCTAATTGATAGTTGATGTGAACCATATTTTTCATATAATGACAACATATTATCAACCGATGTATAATATTTACGAAAACAAACTGTATCCATAATACCAATCTGGCTTAAAACATTACAATACTCATCATTAACCGCGTTTTCAATTCCAACTGTAAATGAATTATCTGTAGCATATTGATATTCATCCGTCATATTTTCACGAAACAAATTGTGAGCATTTAAAACTTCGGCACATTTAGCATAATAATCACCTCTATAATTTTTCATCAATTCATCTTTTTGTTGGAATAGTTGCGGTGAAATTATACTAATAATTTTATCTAATTTTTCTTTGTTATCATTATTTAATGACGATAAAACATAACCTTCCTTCCAATCTTCTTCTGCAGTATATGAATCAATCCATTCAGTTTGTCTACCATAACTACCTATAGCAAATGATTCTAACTGTGTAATCGTATATTCATATAGTTGGTGCTTAAACAATTTAAAATAATCTTTAGGTTCAAAAAATAACTTCACATTGTTACCATCAATATTAAAAGTTTCGTCATCATTTGAAACATGTAATGTGTTGTCTTGGTTATCCCCAATTTTTCCGTAATTCTTCAAAACTTGATAATCAGTTCCACCAATGTTTAAAATATTATTTAATATTTCATCCATTCCCGGCATTGCGGCATATAACGTATCAAAACTTGAGCGGTTATCTTGTTGGTCCCAAACTTCAGGTTTTCCGGTTTCGGGTATTCTAAGGGCAAATTTTGAATTTCGTAAATTAGTTCCTTTTTTATTAATTACATAAACAAATTTTGAGTTTCTAATGTAGTCATCAAAATATCTTGAATTGTCTCTTGATGCAACACACCATTTTGTTTCTGCACCATAAACACAAGATGCTTGGTGAGTCATCGGTTGAACAATCAAATATTTTTGGTCTTCGTATAATTTTTTTGACTCATTTTTGGCTTTTTTAACCTCATCGGTTGTACGAGTCCTTCTTTTGATTTGTCTATGAAAATCTTGAATTGAATTTATATGTGGATACACATTAATGTCTTTTGGTGATTTAACAATCTTATCATATGATGACGCAAAATTTTCTAAGTCCCCGCTTTTCAATCTATTTGCAAATTCTTCAGTATCTTTTTTGGAAACTCTTTTATCAATAAAACTCATCATATCACTGACTTGAATCATACTATTTAAGAATTGAACCCAATCAAGTCCCTTAACTTCTTTACCCTGTGCTAAAACCCAGGGTAAGTATTTTTTCGTTGTACTTTTGTCTGCATTCCAAAGTGAATCAAATACTTCTTTTTTTAATTTTTCATCATCATTATCTTTTCCCCAATCAATATCCAATGTTTTAAATTCATTATATAAATCACTTTGTTTGTCTTCCCTTAACAACCCTTCAAATAAGGTTCTTAGGTCCTCTGCTGGACCATTAAGGATTACGTCAATGTAATGTGATGTTTCTTCAGGTTTATCATCAACACTACCAAGATATTCATTTTTACCGTTATATTCACAATAAATCCCACCATCAGGTGTTATGGTTAATGTAAATGTTAATCCATCGCCTTCAATAATATATTGTTCGGTTCCAACATCAAAACTATCATCATATGTACAAGTAATTCTTTCTGTGGGGAAATTAAATTTTCCCAAAATTTCTTGTATTTTTGTAATATAAGAAAAATATGAATATGGTTGACCGAAATAACTTATTTGTTCCATTATAAATAAATACTTTGATTTGGCACTTTGAGTTAATATTTATATATTTGTATAACAAATCACGGGTGGCTCCCTTAATAGTTAAGGCTGACCTTAAGCATCTGACGTAAGTCTATACAGGGGGCGAAAGTGATTTTATGTTCTTTGAAAATATATGGGGACGAAATAGAATCGATTGGCATAATTAGTCAATGGGGGCATGTATGAGCTGAAATAACTCATTAAAAACTGGTTCAAAAAATTAGACGGCAACGTTTTAGACAAAATGGCGACTATCGGTTTAATCCGTGAAAACGCTTCTGTAGTAGCTTAATTGTTATTACAAATCAGGTCGGGAGACACTAACCTAGGAACAGAAGTCTTTAGAGGTGTGGTTTCTATCTTAAAAGAAACAAGTGGAGGATTAGTTCTCAGTAAACCGAACCACTATAAAATAAGGGAATTGTGAATTTCGGAGTGTTAACAAACACTGACCTAAACATGTAGTACCTTTTGGGTAATATGAACAAGACCGGGGGGCAGTACCCCGCGTCTCCACTTGTAAATTAAAGTGGTCTAATTTGACCACTTTTTTTTTTGTAATTTAAAAAAAAATACAGTATCTTTGTATTGTTAATCACTACCACCATGAACACGACAACTAAACTAAACGCCAAAATTAGAAACTACGGAGGTCAAAATGACTTCGTCCGTAAAATGAAACAAGTAGTATTCCAATACGGAGGTCTAACCGAAAAACAAGCCGAAGCTGCTGAAAAAACCTTGGCGGAACCAACAAAAGTAGAAACACGTTTCCTATCTGATAATATGAGAAGAATCGCAGATTACGCAGGTGAAAATACTTTCGTATTGGATGTAAAAGGTAAATTCCTTAAATATGGTACTTTGTCAGACGCACAAGTATCTGCTGCAAACAAACAAATCCAAAAAGAAAACGACGATAAAAACCGAATGGACGTGAATATTGACGTAATTGGTGAAACTATCGTGGTTGGTCGTAACACAGGTGAAGACTTGAAAAAACAAAAGGGTTTGAACTTCAACCCACTTTTGTTGGACATCACCGAAGTTGTTACCTTGACCGCAAAAGCAGTGAAGTTCAAAGGTAAATTAACAACAAAAAACTGCGGTGTGTGTAAATCATGTGGTCGTACCTTGACCGATGAGTTCTCTCGTCTAACAGGATACGGTAAGACATGTGCTAAACACTTGAGAGTGGAATACATCAAAGACAAGTCTGAAGTTGAACGTTTCAACCAAGACGTTCTTGCAAGAATTGAAGAAATTGGTGAAATGGAATTTTGGGTTCCTCGTCGTCAAATCAAAGTGTGGAACGGAGTTTCAGCAATGTTGTTGAAATTCTAACATTAAGAAAACATTGATAAGTGTTTGATACTTCGGTGTCAAATACTTATCATTGAACCGAGTATATGGAAAAAGTATTAGTATTAAACAGCGATTACACACCCTTGAACGTAACAACAATGCGTAGAGGATTTGTATTAGTTGATAAAGGTAAAGCCGAAATATTGAAGAAGGATGAAACTCCTATTGTTACCACTATTGGTAACTTTGTAAGACCAATCATCATTAGATTACTCAGTTATATCAGAATTAAGAAAAATGCTAAAGACATAAAGATTTCCCGTTCACGAGTTTATCAAAGGGACGGTTACGCTTGTGTATATTGTGGAAACACAAAAAAATTGACAATTGACCATGTCATACCAAAATCTCGTGGTGGTGATAATACTTGGGAAAACATGGTCACCTGTTGTTTTGATTGTAATTCAAGGAAGGGTAGTAAGACACCTGAAGAAGCAGGTCTTAAATTTAGGGTTCGTCCTTATAAACCCACTGTTTTTTCTGAATTAGTCGCTGGTCGAGCAGCACATGTTTGGGAAGAATTTCAAAAAGATTTATTTGGTATTTCAAATTAATTTCTTATCTTTGTATAAGAAAAATTGTTCGTGTGGGTTCGAGTCCCACCCCGAGCACTAAAAGAAAAAGGTGTCTCACGACACCTTTCCTTAGATTGAGGACCCCTCCTTTCAGTTAAATGTTTATCCTAAATGGAATTCCGAATCTCTTCGGCTTTAGCGTCCATTTTATCGGACACCTTTTTGAGTTCTGAACAAATTTCCCCCATCATTTTGTCTTGCAAATCTCTGTGGAAGTTATCATCACCCATGATTGTTTGAACTGAAGATTTAAATACCTGACCTGTTTTTGACCCTAATTCGGTGTCAATTCCTGTCGATAAGATATTATCACCAAAACCTTGTATCATTCCTTTAGACACTTTGTCTGTTAGAAATCTACAATCAGAAAAAAGTTTTGGAACATCCTCATCACTCACATTTTCAATTTCAACTTTTACTGCATTTCTTACCCAACCATCAAATCCCATTTTATCTGAAATCCAATCGGATAATCTTGATTTAACTGTCGCAAAAAACTCACTATCAAAATCACCGAACAAACCTTGTAACATATTGAACAAAGATTCGTTAATTAGTTTTTTTGAAAAGTTTTTGCTTTGGAACGTATTAACTTTATATATGGTAGTTTCAATTAGAGAATCCATATCAGAACAATTTTTTAAAGTCCCAAAATGACCGTCAAGTATTTTACTTTCAATCACCAAAGAATTTTTATTCTGTTTTTCCTCTAATAAAGCACCATGCAATTTATTTCTAAGATTCATAACTATAAATATATGGTTTTAATTAAATATCCACATAATATGGACTATCTTTATCTTGTTGGATTCTAAATCTTTGTGATATTAATGTATCTAACTTAGCTCTATCTTTTAAATTTGAAGATTTCTGACAATACAATATTTTATCTTTAATCGGTTTTAATTGGTCAGCAGTTATTTGTGGTGCTTTGTTTACCTTTTTCAATCTTCTGTAATTTAAAGCTTGTTCAGAGTAATAATCAAACAATGATTTACAATTACCATATGATGGGATACCATCACCAACATATTTTGCGTAATCAGTTAAATACTTTAATTCAATTGGTGTTGACGATGTTGTATTTATTGGTGGTTCGGTTGTTTTTTGTCCTGAAGATGTTACACATAACTTACTATATTGGTCAATACTACATATTAATTCTTGACTAATATTACCGTTAGTGTTATCTAACCCTTTTTCACCTTTATAATTAATAATAAACGTGTTGAAATCTTCGGTAAAATAAGGTGTTTCATCTTTTGTATAACCTATTGCAGATTTAAGTCTAACAATCGTATCACTTTTTTCACCTTTCATTAATTCAGTACCTCCACCAATGATGGACCTAATTGTCTTGTTTGTCGCATCTTTATATTGGTCGGACTCAGTTTGTTTTTTTGGAATGCCATTAACAACATTAACAACAACTATTTTTGACGCCTGTTCTAAAATTTTTGATAAACCACTACTTCTTTTTAATTGAATTCCCTCATATAATGTTAAGTAGTTTTGTAAAGATGATAATTGAGTATCAATTTTACTTTGTATATCTTCATCTGTTTTATATTTAGAAATATTTTTACCATATAACGATAAAATTGCTCCAACATATGATGATTCTTCATTATAGTTTTTACTTAAAAATTGTTTAATTCTATTACCAATTTGTTGATTGTATTCTAAATTAAATTTTTCATTATTAACTGATAAAAAATTTACTGAATCGTTAAATTTATCAAAAATTTGTTTTTCATTATCTACGGTTACGGGTTGTTGTTGTGCGTTTCCACCACTATTTGATAATGAATTTTGATATGCTCTACCGTATTGGGTAAAAGCTTTTTGTGTACTTGGTCCATAATTACCATATCCTTTACCTTTATTTAATTTTCCACCATTTAACCATGTTGGGTAATTGGTATCTAACCAATCTTGAAATTGTTGTACTTTACCCGGACCAGGAAAAGTTTTAACACCACCACCTGATGTTTTAACTTTATTTAAGTTTGTATTATCTTTTTTTTTGGTTTTGTTTAAAACAGGTTGTTCTTTTAATATTCTTGCTAAACCAATAACATTTTCGTTCATTTTTTGAACCCAAGGCCAAGTAAACATTATTTTACTAAATTCCGGGTGCTCTTCCATCAATTTTGTTGAAACTTCAGTATATACTGTTTTTGGGTCTACCGATAATTCTAATAAATCATTTTCAGTTGGTACTTTTTTATCCTCAACAATTTCATTAAATAAATTTGTAATGGCTTCTTTTGTTTTTACTGAACCAGCTGTTGACCAAATTCCATCAACATATTTTTTTAAATCATTAAGAATTTTAGTTCTTTTTGTATAATCAAAAGTAATTGTTTCGCCATCACGATTTACAGCATTTAATATTATATTTTTATCAGGATTATTGAATGGTATCCAATCAGAATTTTGATTTCTTGAATCCTGTTTAATTTGCATTTGTGAGTATCCATCTTCACCTCCGTAAGATTTTGTTACAGTATTCATAACAGTGTTTATGGATTCTAATGTTGAAACATCGCTTGTCATAACAGTTAAAAATTCAAAGTCAGGATTTATACTATTTTCACTAAAAATAATATCATCAATATTTTGAATATTTTGTTCACGTAAAAACTTTAAAAGACTTTGACCTGAGAGTTCTTGAAATTTTGATAAAAAATAAATAAAATTAATTCCGTCAAAATTTGTTGTTATAGTTTTGAATAACTTTTCAACTTCATCTGTTGTTGTATCAAACCAACTTTTTGTGTTAAAAAAATCTTGAGCGTATTTATCCATTTCCGCTTTATTTTCATCTGTAATACCATAAGATTTTGATATTTCATCAGATGATAAACCTAATGTTAAAATATCTTGATTATTTAAAAGTAGTTTAAATAATTTAGCACCTTTTGTTTTCAATGCTTCATCAATTTTTTCTCTCAAAACACTACCACCTCTTTTAGCTAAAGAATGTAACGAACCTAAAATACCTGATGTACCTGCAACTACAACTAACCAAAATCTCCATGATTTCATCAATGGTACCACTCCCTTTGCTGAACCCTTGATAATATAGTTTAAAAATGGTAATACACCTTTAATTGTTATTCCTTGTAAACGTTTTTCAAATCTAATATACAAATTATTCTCCAATAATTGTTTGTATGTTTTTAGAAATTTTCCTCTTGTAACATCATCAGCGTTTTTAAAATCAATTTTAAAACTATCCGCTAATTCTTCAACATATTTAGGGTTTACAGTTTCTAATCTTTCGTTTAAATCTTTAAGAAATTCTTTCTGTTCTTGTTTTAAAAATTGTAAATCAGCAACATTATTTAACTCATTCAATTCATCTAATAATTTAGCTTTAGTGTCTATTTTTTCAGTAATTATAGAACCTTGTCTGTAGGGGTTTTGTTTTTTTACTTCAAGATTCCAACTTTTAATATCACTATCACCAAGAACATCTAATTCTTTGGTAATTTTTGGTAAACCAAATTTAAATTTAATTATAGACTCATTGATTAGCATCAATTTTTTTATAAGTGTAACTTCATTGATAATATTATTTTTCATATTTTATAAATATATAAATTTTCTATTTAGTGTATCTACTATGATTTACCAATTAAACACAAATGTTTTCATCATTGATTTGTATTGTGTCAGGGTCGCCATAAACAAGAGCTGCTGGAACACCATTTATTTTTAAAATAGTACCTCTTTCACCACCCAAAACATATTCAGCATTACCTTCTTTATATATTTTTTCTAAATATTGGTTACAAGGTGGGTCTATTAATTCTATAACATCTTTCATATACAGATTTAGGTCCTCATTTGCAATTCTCATTGACTCTTCTTTCAAATTTGACATTAATTCATCCCCTTTATTTACTAAAAGTTCTTTAGTTGGTTCTTCTAAAGTTTTAATTTCTTCATTTGATAATTTACCTAAATTCACAATTTTAGTTGTGTCTTTTTTAGGAACTATTTTACCTGCCAACCTAAATTGTTCAGATGACGGTGATGCACCATTTTTCTGCCATACATTTGGACCGCCAGCAATGAGTCTTAATTCATCTATACCTAAACCAATTGTCTTGTTCAATAAAGGACTTACAGTATTTGAAATTTTTTCTTCATTTATCTTAATTAAAGCCACCATTGCTCCTGCAACTGGTAAAGCATTTAAAAAGAACACACTAACATATCCGGCAATCGCGGTACCAAGTAATTGTGATAGTTTTTTATTAATATACTCAACAACTTTTTTAATTGGTTCAGTTATTGGTTTACCGATATTACCAAATTTCTTTAAAAAGTTAATTAACCATTTTTTAACAGTTTGAATTAATCCTTCTATTTGTTTAACATTTTTTCTAATCCATTGTGACGCATTTTTAGCGCCTTTAAATGACACTCCTATCGCACCAAATAAAGCAACGGTATAAGCACTTTCTTTAACTCTATTCCATTTTTCATCACTATTCGGGTCATTAATTGCGTATAAAAAGTCGATTAATAATATTAAAACGTCAACCCCCCAATCAATTATTTGAATGGCAAGAAATCCAACACCTTCTGTAACTGAACCAAACGCAACGCTAATTGCTGTTTGCATAACCTGCATGGATGTTGATTGCCATATACTTCTAAACTCTAAAAACCATTTATATAGTGTTGATATGTCTGATGGAATTGTTCTTAGTGGTTTTAATTTGTTAGCAATTTCTAAAGTTTGTTTATCAACACCTAAACTTCTTGGATACCATCCTTGTGGACCTAAAACATCTGATTGTGGTATTTCAGGTTTGTTGGACGGTATTGGTTTTACAGTTGCTCCGGCAGTTGACAAATTAAAGTTAGGATACTCACCCGGTTTTAAGTTTGGGTATATTTTTGATGCCTCGGTTCCTCCCTGTGGAATACCATAAGGACCATTTAAAACTTTTAAATAACCTCTTGAATCATAAAAATAGGTTTTTTGTTCATTAATAAACTCCTTATTCTCCGTCAATGTTTTTGACAAATCGTAATTCATTTTTAATAATATATCTTCAATTAATAATTTTTTTTCCATTATGTTAATGTATTACCTTTTCCTCTTTTAGTACCTGATTCCCATTTAGTAACTCCAATTTGATTACCTTTACCTCTTGTTAATCCTGATTCCCATTTAGTATTCCCAACAGGATTTGCCTTACCTCTTGATACACCTGATTCCCATTTTGTTGCGGATGAACTAGATGCACCACCTTGAGTTGAGGGTGATGACGGTTCTGAAGTATCTTCGTCTTCCACCATCATAAGTTTTTTAATTCTTTTCAATTCCTCGTTGAGCATTACCAATAAATACAACAATATTATATATTATTCGTATTGGGCAGGTGGAATTTTATCAGGGTAAACAACATAAAACTCGTTTAAAAATGACATTAGTTCATCTTCATCCAAATACTCAGGGAATTCACTATCAAATTCTAACGAATCTTCTTCAAACAACCAGTCAGCAACTGGTGCTAAGTAATCAAACCCAAACTCCTCAAAGAAGTTATTTTCAATTACATCTGTCCTAACCATATCTTCCTCGTCATTCATTAACCTAAAGGTAACTTCAGTAATGTTTTCGGATTGGTGGTAGGAAATAATTTCAACTATTTCCATTTTGTTTTGTTATAAAAAATGTTTATCTTTGCTTATTAAAATATCTTAATAATTCACAAAAGACACATTAAACCTAAAAAATATGTTTATTAAAAAAACTAAACCCGAACCAAACTTAATTGAATTTCGTAAAGCGTGTGTTGTAATTGAATCATGTACAACATATTCACAATTAAAAAACGCAATGAATTACGTAAATCTTTATTATGTTAAAAATAAAGATAATACAACTCATCAACATTTGATGAAGTTAATGTCCAAAAAACTTCTTGAGGTAACAGGATTAGTTGAATTTTGAAAATCTTTTGAACCAGTTCAAAGATTCCTTAATTGATTGTTTTACCTTTTCGGGGTTTTCAACACCTTCAAAAGTATTTGTGGAACCATAAGGACCTGGTGAATCAAACTCGTATGCTGGTTTTTCATTGGGGTACATTTCTTCACCATCTAATTCCATATCACCAGATGATTTTCCCATACCCAAAAAATTTCCATCAGAATCATAAGAAGGAAATAGTTCTTCATTGTTATCCATGTTTTCATCTTTGAATTGTTCAGGTCCTTTTGAGTCAAAGTCATAATTAGAAAAATCAATTTCAGAATAAGGTTCAGTAATATCTTCATTTACCCCCATATAACTACCACCACACACTTCACAAACATTTTCGTTATACATTCCACCACACTCACACATTCGTTCACTTTCATCTAATTTATTTTCATCATCATCGTCAAAATCAAAATTAGACCCTTCCTCATTATCATAGTATGGGTTATACATACTTAATTCTTTGTATTCATCATCATCTTCTTTTTTACCAAAAATAGATAATGCTGAATTTAAATCATCTTTTCTTTTTTGTCTTTTTTCTTCTTCATTTTCAATACCTTCATCTGAAACATCAAAATAAAAATATTCGTCAACTTCACCTTCAATCATTTCGTTTTCAACATAATCAAATGCCCCATAATGAGGTTCAGCAACTGATTCGTTGATTCCAACATTAGTATACGGTTTAACTTCACCTTTATTATTAATTGTAACACCACCTTTGTCACCAGCTGAGTCATAAGTATAAATTCTATTATCCGGCTCAGGAAATCTTAATGTTTGATAACCATCATATGGTCTACTGTGTTGATTTAACAAGGCTTGTTTTTCTTCATCGGAAATGTTTAACATATATCTCATACCCAATAAATATGATAATTGTTGTAAATCTACTTGATTATAATTTTAATCTTTACTACAATTTCACTACAGGGTAAAAGAAGTGGTGGTTTGAGTCTAAAAGCATCTTGGTAATTTGTATTGAGCCCCTAATCCCACTTCACCCTTTTTAAATAAAAAATTTAATGAAAAAATTTATATTAGGTCTAATGCTGATGATATCAGTAACGACCAGTTATGCAAAATGTGATTGGAGTTATTTAAAATTAACTCAAACAAACAATAGAAATTACTACAGTTTTAAACTATCAGGAAAAGGATTAGGTGATGATACTTGTGTAGGTTGGATGTTTATGGTTTACGATTTTCAAAATAAAAAAGTAGATACAATTGAAGATGTTAAAGGAAATCTTAATTTACAATTTAATAGAAAAGGTAAATATAAAGTGTATTTGAAAGTTTGGAACAAATGTGAAAAATGTGACACAACACTTTATAGAGAAGTAGTTATTCAATACTTTGATAAAGTTACTTTTAATAAAACAGCAAAATCATGTAAAAACTTTAATTACGAAATAACACCTGCAACTTTTATTAAAGGAGATACTTGTTATAGTTATTATCATTATATCTACAGCGGTAAGTTTTTTGATAGTTTAAATAACACAGAATGGGATACAATCAATCTTAACAGGATAGCTATTTTTTATGACTTTCCATCAAATGATTTAGATACATTTCATCAAAGTAGATTATTTAACTACACATATCCAGAAAATGGACGTTATTTAATTGTATCTCAAGTATTCAACTGGTGTAATTATCAAGACACATTTTTAATGAATAAGGTTACTGTTGATTGTAATAGTAATGGAGTTAAGGATGTTGTAAAAACTGAAGATTTGAAAGTAGTCAGTATCTATGACATGATTGGTAGGAAAGTTGATTATATGGAACCAAATCAACCATACGTCGTAATTTACAGTAACGGTAAACGTCAAAAAGTTGTTAGAACAAAATGAAAAATATAATCCTATCATTACTATTAATATTTTCAACATCATTATTTGGTCAATATACGACCACAAAAGTTGTAACTAATTCATCATACACGTGTAAGATGATATACGATTATAAAAGTCAAAAATGGGATTTTGTTCCAAATCACGATTTGGCAACTTATAAAACTCTTTGGATTTTTAATGTTACTGATGAAAACACAGGTATGATTTCTAATGGTGATATTAATTATGATATTTTATCATATTCAAAAGTTAATGACGCCGCGTATTTGAAAGTATATAACACATTTCTTAAAAGAAATATGGAAATTGTTATTAAAAAGTCGGACGATGGTTTGAGTCTCGTTATTTTTGATATTGAACAAAGAGTTTCATATTATTTCTTCCCATGAGTTTTGTAATTGATTTAGATGAATACGCCGAAGGTGCCATTTTATTGGATGGTCTTGAAGGAGCAATTATTGGAATTGTTGAGGAATTTGGAAATAGCAGAAGGATTTTATATTCCAAATCAAAAATACTTTCAATATTATGTGAAAGAGATTTGATGACAATGGGTGAGGCCGAAGAATTTTACGATTACAATATTTTGGGATTGTACGCAGATGAACAAAACGCAGTATTTCTTGATACTGAAATTACAACTGAAAAAACAGAAGAAGGTTACAAGTACTTGGTTAATTAATTTTTTTATAATATCTTTGTGGTATGAAATTGATTTTAGAAAAAGGTCAGCAATTATTTTTTACGAGTGATACACATTATTCACACTCAAATATCTGCCGTGCCACAACTCGTTGGACCGGCTCTGATAATTTAACCCGAGATTTTAAATCACTTGACCATATGAATGACACATTAGTTAACAACATCAACGAAATGGTTGGTGAAAACGATGTTTTGATTCACTTGGGTGACTGGTCTTTTGGTGGATTTGAACAGATTGATGAATTCCGTAAAAGAATTTTATGTAAAAATGTTCACTTGGTTTATGGAAACCACGACCACCACATTCGTAGAAACAAAGACAATATTCAAAGGTTGTTTACATCAACCCAAGATTATATCCAATTGGATTTAAGGATTCCAAATGGAAAAGAAATAGATAAAGTATCTTTGGTTTGTATGCACTACCCAATTGCTAGTTGGGACGGAATGAACGATGGTGTCATTCACTTACACGGTCACGTTCACTTACCTCCACACCTTAGAATTAACGAAGGTAAAGCGATGGATGTTGGTGTTGATGGCAATAACTTATATCCTATCAACATCAAAGAAATCCGTTCAATCATGAAGGATAGACCCCACAAAAAATTGACTCTTCCTAAAGACCACCACGAAAAAAGAATTGACTAAGATATGGAAGTTTCGATGGATGGATTAAGGAGACAGTTGTTATTTAATTACAACTCCCTTACAGAAAAATTAAATAGAAAAATTACCAATGGTAGTTGGGACCCACAAATTATTGTTGACCCTGACTATATTCAAAGAGAAATGGACACTTTAAGAAGTTGTATTGTAACATTAGCGTTCACTTATCAAGAAGGTGAAGGTGGATGGAAAGAGATGGATGAAAATACTGTATTTGAAGAATTTAACCCTGAAAAAGATGATGATGAGGTATTTTAATTTTTTATAAATTTTTTTATAAACTTATCATTATATTTTTCGGTAAAAATAATAATTTTTTGATTATATAAATTAAGTATAGATTCAAATGATAAATTAGGAACATCTCTTAATTTATAAATTAGATTATTTTGTGTACAAAATTTTATACCAGCTTCTTTTTTTCTTGAAACACCATCACTTGACCATAATTTTTTTGGTTTTATTTCAACCATGTATTTATTATTTAATATAAAATCTGCGGTGTAAGTTCGTTCTGAATTTTTATAGTCATTATAATTAATTTTATAACTATCTGATTCGGCACTAACCCATTCCATATTGTACCTTTCAATTACGTTTATCATGTACGATAATTCTTTGATACTTCTAAAGAACCAATTTTTATACCAACCTGACCAACCATTTCCAGAACCATTTGGAGATGGTTTTCCAAACATAGGATTATTCTTACCGGAACTATTTAAAGATTGTTTAAGTCGTAATTCGTTCATTCTTTCATTTGCAATATCCTCACCATATTTCTCAATCCAAATTGAATATACTGTTTTACCAAACATAGGATTTTTATCTCCCGAGTTTAAATGACTAATTTTTTTTCTAAATTCTTCTGTTTTATATGAAGAATAATCTCTATTCTCAATCATTTTGTTCTTACTTTCTTTAGTGTGTTTTTTTCCATAAAATGGGTTTTGATTACCGTGTTTCCCAAACATCGGGTTTTTATTACCAATTACACGTAATTTCATTTGTTCTTTTCTTTCGTCAGTCATTGTTAACTTGATACCACAACTTTTACATTTTGTGTTCTTTTTTTCTGCGTTTTGACAATTATATTTGTTGGTATAATTGATTATTTGACCACATATTGGACATTTTCTTATAAATTCTTTCATATTTTGTTTTATTATTAAATATTTTTACTATATTTGTATTCAATACCGAGTAAACCTCTAATATTATAATAATAAATATATGAAAATTAAAGAAAAAACACCCCTCTCTAAAAATTTGTACCTTTTGAGAGGGGTGCCATAACTAGGAGCGGGAAAAAGTACTTTAGCAAAACAACTTGGTGATTCTCATTTTGAGGCTGACAGTTATTTTATGGTTGATGGTGAGTATAAGTTTGACCCAACCAAATTAAGAAAGGCTCACGAGTGGTGTCAATCTGAAGTGGAATTGGCAATGATTAACAACCATGTTACATCTGGTTTGGATAACTCAGACATTGTAGTATCAAATACCTTTACTCAAAATTGGGAGATGGATGCTTATTATGAATTGGCAAAACAATATGGTTACCGTGTATTCAGTATCATCGTGGAGAATAGACATGGTGGTGTTAATGAACACGGCGTACCTGAAGATAAGTTACAAGCAATGAAAAAAAGGTTTGAAATTTCTCTTTGATACAATAAACATAATTGTTAATAAGATATTATGTGGTTGAATAAAATCATATTAATATGTATTTTATTAGTAGGGTGTGAAAAGGAACCCATTAAATTAGACCCGCCTAAAATTTTAAAAAATTATCAAGATAAAGTTAAAACAATTTCAAAACCAATTTTGATAAAACGTAGAATGAAAAAGAAGAAATCATTCAGGTTTTACAAAATTTTAAAAACAAAAAAACCCAAGATTTGATTGTCTTGGGTTTTTTTATTATAATGTGATTATGAAAAAAAATATAATGGTAATTATTCTTTTAATTATTCTAATAATTTTAAGTTTTATCGGAATTAGTTCAACTCTATATTCGAAAACCAAATCATCAAATGACACAATCATTGTAATACCAAAAGTTCAAGACACCGTTGTTAGTGTTAACAAAAAATATGCGACTTTTATTGGTGATTCACATACATCAAATCATAGTTCAGGATGGCAAGTTGTTGTTTGTAAAAAAACAGGTCTAAAAATGAATAATTTGTCAGTTTCAGGTAAGACTACAGGTTGGATGCTTGAAATGGCTAAAACATCTTTACATAAAGGAATTGACTATTGCTTTGTCTATGGTGGTGCTAATGATATGTACACAAAATCAATAACACCTAAACGTGCGGTTTCAAACATTCAACAAATTGTTGATTTGTGTAACACATATAATATTCATTGTGTTGTGTTGACAGGGTTTGACCCAATAAAGTGTACAAGAACACCAAACCCCGCATATGGACCAAGATACGCTCAGTTTCAAAAAATGTTATTGGATTCAATATCAGGTGCCAAGGTTATCGATACTCGTGTAATTGATAGAACAGGATGTTGGGATGGATTATGTCATATGAATCCTGATGGACACAAAAAAATAGGAATGAAAGTAATTCATGACATGAAATTTCATATTATCAAATAATTTTATTATCTTTGTACTGTGTTACCTAAATTAAACAAATATCATAATGATGGTCTGTTATATAAACAGACACATCCAACATTACCATTGACAATATGGAATTATACTCCAGCTGTTCAATACGGTGAAAAGTGGGATGAAGTAACTTTACAGTGCCGTGGTTTGGTAACAGATACTGAAGGTAATGTTGTTGCTCGACCATTTAAAAAGTTCTTTAACTTAGAAGAAAATAAACACACACCAACATCTGATTTTGAGGTATTTGATAAGATGGACGGTTCATTGGGAATCATGTTCAAATACAATGGTAAAATGGTATGTGCCACTCGTGGTTCATTTACATCTGACCAGTCAAAATGGATGACCGAGTTTGCACAAAAACACAACTACCAAGACATGATTGTTGACGGGTTCACTTATCTGTATGAGATAATTTTTCCACAAAACAAAATTGTAGTGGAATACAATGGTCAAGAACGTTTGGTTTTACTTGGTATAATCAACACTGATACTGGTGAAGAACTTCCACACAATGAATTGTTTGATGGGTTTGATGTTGTCAAAAAATACGATGGAATTCGGGATTATTCCGAATTGAAGGATAAAGTTGAGCAGAACGCTGAAGGGTTTGTTGTTCGTTTCTCTAATGGAAACCGAATGAAAATCAAGGGTGAGGAATATTTGCGTCTTCATAAGATAATGACAAATGTTTCAACCACTGGTGTATGGGAGTTCCTATCCAATGGTGGTGATATCAACGAGTTCTTAAAGGACGTACCTGATGAATTTTATAAGAAAGTAAAAGATTATGCAGATTTGTTAAAGTATGGTTTTTACCGAGTATCTGAAGATTGTGGGAAGGCACACCAGTATTTCCGATATGGAAAGTATGGTGATAGAGAAGTTGAACCCACCAAAAAACAGTTCGCAGAACATGTTATGAATTACGGACATCCACCTTATAGAGCGGTGATGTTTGCCATGTGGGATGGAAAACCTTATGATAAATTAATATGGAACATATTGAAACCGGAATGGAAGAAACTGTAACCCTAGATGAAATGGTTTCATTGGTCAAGTCACGTGGATGGTATTCTATGTGGAATGAAGATAATTGGAATAGTCCTGAGATTACTAATTTAGATTGGGGTGGGCGGTCTTTGAAATCCGCCTACCAACAATGTCTTGATGATATTGAAATGGATGAACGAGTTAAACAAGAAAAGATAATAAAAATTAAAATATAAAGTTATGCCAGAATTTAGAACAGAAGTAGACATTGAACCATTTGAATATGTGGATGAATGCTCAAGACAAGAATTACAAGAATTAATTGATGAATTGGTTGATAGAGGGTGGGTTATACGAAAAGTTGGAAGAAATTCGTCACCTGGTTCTGAAAAACCAACCTTACTTGAAATAGAGTGGATGGACATGGTTGGTAAATTGTCTGACTTAAGACAAAGGGTTACTCTTGAAGAAGAACAAGCCATTAAGGAGTTGGTGTCAAAATATATATGAGTAAATCAAAAATGTATTATTCATCTATAAGTGAAAAAAATCTAAAATTTGAGATTTATTGGGAAAAAAGTCCGTATACGACTAAAAAATATCAAGAATTAACGATTAGTTATAATGGTATAAACCATTCACATGACATAAATGATATGAATAGGTACACTATTAATAGTATTGCTAAAAGTTACATTAGAAATGTGACTTTTGATAATTATACGATTAACGATACTGATTTTATGAATAAATTTATTGAAATATTAACACCAATTATTGAAGAGTTTCAAAAAGATGTTGAATACGAATATTCCTTTGATGGGTGGATTGGTAAAATTTTTATTGAACCATTTGAAAACTTAGTTGATTGGTTAAAAAAATAAAACTATACTTTAAACATGTTTAACAAATTTTATAAATTAGATTTTGGACTACAAATGATTATCACTTGTCTTGTCCTATTTATTTCAAACCAACTTTTAAGATATACGTTGAGTGTGGTTAACACAGCAAGTACAATCTCATTTAATGTGGGTATTATACTAACACTCGTGTTATTTTATATTCAAACTATATCCATCTGGGTTGGTATTATGGCAATTATCAATTACGTAAAAAAAACAAAAACAAAAAATAACAATGAGCAATCTAACTAAACTTTTAATCGGTGTATCAGTATTGGTACTTTTGATTTTCGGGTTCACAGGATGTGAACGAATTGACGCAGGACACGTAGGTGTTAAAGTAAACCTTTATGGTGATGGTAAAGGTGTGGATGATGTAACTGAGGTTACAGGATGGGTATTATATAACCCAATATCGACTAAAATTATCGAGTTCCCAACTTATGTTCAACATAAAGAATATAAGAAAACTGAGGACATGGATGAATCTTTTGTTGTGAACTCAAAAGATGGTTCCGAGTTCCATTGTTCACCAATGGTAAACTATTCTGTTAAACGAGAAAAGGTTCCATATATATTTGCTAAGTACCGTGTACAGTTGGAACGTATTGAAGCAGGATTCTTAAAAACATCTATTTTTGACGCATTCCGTGTGGTTGCCAACAGTTATAACGCAGACGCTCTTATATCTAATAGACAAGAATTTGAAATTAAAGTTCGTCAGGTTTTGGAGAGACAATTATCACCTGAAGGATTTATATTACAACAATTCACATCCAACTTGGTTTACCCTGAAACATTTAAGAAAGCAATTGAGGCTAAGAATAACGCGGTACAATCAGCGTTGATGGCTGAAAATCAAGTCAAGACCGCTGAAGCACAAGCAAGAATCAAGATTGCAACGGCTGAAGGTAATGCACAATCACTATTAACCAACGCAAGGGCAGAAGCCGAGTCAAATAAATTGAGACAACAAACTTTGACACCATTGTTACTACAACAAATGTGGATTGAGAAATGGCGAGGTGATGTTCCAAGTACAATTCTTGGAAGTAATCAAAACCTAATGTTTGGATTAAATAAGTAAAAAAAAATAACCCGAGATGTGAAAGTCTCGGGTTTTTTGTTTATCTTTGTGGTATGATGAATGTTTTTTTACCTTATCTTAATAGTTTGATGGACACCTTTGAACTAGGTACGAAGAAATGTGATGATAGAATCACTGAATTGATACGAGAGTTTTATGAAGAAACTCCAAAACTTCCAAGGAAACTTAAGAAGAAACGTAGAAAAGAATTGAATAGAGAATATTCTTTTTTAATGTCAATTAGGGATTTTACAGATTTAAATTCATATTCGTTTTATTAAAAAAAATGATATTTTTATGGAAGTTATAAACTTAGTAAACCCAAATGACAGATACTCATTCAAATATGAGGTCAGCTATTTCCCTGATGGTCAACATTCATTCAATTTGATTGAGGATGATTACAACACCTTTGAGACATTAAGAGAATATGCTAAAAAACATAGCATAACAATTAAATCAAGATTGAATAGTTTTGAAGATTTGGAAATTATTCTTTGTGCTACCCAATCGTTAAAAAATCTTGGTATCAAACGAATTCGTCTTTATATTCCTTATTGTTTAGGTGGAAGAAGTGACCGTAAATTCATGAAAGGTAGTATCAACTACATTAAGGATGTTATTGCACCTATCATCAATCTACAAGGTTATGAAGAGGTTGAAGTTATGGACCCACATAGTGATGTACTTGAGGCTTGTATTGACAATTTCCGTAAGATAGGTACTAGAGAATTGCTCAACTTTGTTTTCAAAGATTATTTTTTATTAAAAGGATATAAAACATGGGAACAAGAGAATGTTGATAATATATTACTTGTTTCACCTGACGCAGGTGCCTTGAAAAAGATTTATGAAGTTGCTCAACACATCGGGTATAAATCAGATGTTATTGTGGCAACAAAATATAGAAACCCTATTACAGGTCAAATTGAGAGAACCAATGTTCCATTAAACATTACTAATGATTACTTGGATAAAGACATCTTTATCATTGATGACATTTGCGATGGTGGTAGGACGTTTATTGAAATTGCTAAGGCGATTAAGTCTGATAAAAAGTTCATCGGTGAGATTTATCTTGTTGTAACACACGGAATCTTCAGTCAAGGATTTGAAGGTTTGGCAGAATACGTCTCAGGTATCTACACAACAAATAGTGTTAAAGACATTCAAGACGGTACCATCGTAAACGCATTTCCAGTACCCACAACAATTCACAACTTTGTAAAACAATTAAACGTATTTTAATATGGAAAACTTACATCCCGTTGCCCAAGTCACTGCAATTATCGTAATAGGTATATGTGTATGTGTTGCTTTATTATCAATTTACACTGATTTTTTTAATAAAAAATAATATGACACTAACAGTAATTTTATCAATTATCTTCATCCATTGGGTTGCGGATTTTATCTTCCAATCTGAAGAATGGGCTGTAAACAAGAGTAAGAGTTTTAAGGCTCTTTTGAAACACACGGCAACGTATTCATTGATTTGGTATATTGTAATGTTTGGATTATCGGTATGGGGAAATCACTTTGGGGGACCTAAGATAAAAGACCTTGAATGGTCTGAATGGATGATATTATTTCCATTAATAACTTTTGTTTTCCACACTTTAACGGATTATTTCACCAGCAAGATTGTAAGTCGTAAATTTGCTAACAATGAATACGGGTCACCAATTCCTAACTTCGGTGCATTCACGGTAATTGGATTTGACCAAGTGTTACATTACATTCAATTATTTGGAACCTATTATCTTTTGACAAAATAAACAATGAAAAGGACTATAATTACTTACTATGAGTGGTTGGATATCCAATCAGAAATCTGTAAAGAAATGGGTATTGGTGAAGAATACTTCAGAGATTACCATAAAATAGCAGGTGGTCACTATAAAGACCTATGGCATATATGGCTCCATCATTTTGATGTGGAGGTTAGAAATGACACTATCGTTAGTAATGATTTAGGTGATAGTTTAGAATCTAAACTTGAGTATTTGATAAAAGAAGAAGGAGAATGGGTTCGTCCATTTGTTCAAGCTGTATATCAAGTGTGGGACAAATATGAAATAGAATACGTAAGATATTTTTGGTAAAAAAAAGAAAAAAATAAATAAAAACAATATATGAAAATCAATCCATTTTTATTGACAGATGGCTACAAGACTGGCCATCATCAACAGTACCCTGAAGGAACAACTTTAGTGTATTCTAACTTCACACCAAGAAGCAACAAGTACGCACCGAAAGGGTGTGACCAAGTTGTTGTTTTTGGAAGTCAAATGGTTATGAAACAAATCCATGAGATGTTCCAAGAAGGGTTTTTCTCACAACCAAAAGATGTGGTTTGTGGTGAAGTTAAACGTGAGTTGTCCATGTACTTGGGAACTGACTATGATGTCACACACATTGAAAAATTACATGACTTAGGTTACTTACCAATCATCGTAAAAAGTATTACTGAAGGTAAGAAAGTCCCAATTAAGGTACCTGTGTTGACTATCTACAATACACATCCTGATTTCTATTGGTTGACTAACTATTTGGAAACTCTTTTGTCTAACTTATTGTGGAAACCAATGACATCAGCAACCATTGCTAACCAATATCGTAAGGTATTGACCAAGTGGATAGAAAAAACCGATAAGGAAAATGCTTGGTTTATTGATTGGCAAGGACACGACTTCTCAATGAGAGGTATGGATTCTGCGGAAGCAACCATCAGTTCAGGTCTTGGTCATTTAACTTCATTCTTCGGTTCAGATTCATTACCAACTATCTACGGAGCACGTAAATACTATGGTGAAACTGAGTTTGTTTGTGGTTCAGTACCAGCAACAGAGCATTCTGTAATGTGTGCGGGAACCAAAGAAGATGAGGTTGAAACATTCCGTAGATTGTTGAATACATATCCTAAAGGTATTCTTTCAGTTGTATCAGATACTTGGGACTTGTGGAAAGTATGTACCGAACACGTAGTTACTTTGAAAGAAGAGATTATGGCTCGTGATGGTAAATTGGTTATTCGTCCTGACTCAGGTGACCCAGTTGATATTCTTTGTGGTAGTGTAAACCCAGCATATAGAACAGGAATTGCAGGTAAAAATAGAACTAATTGGACACCACAGGAAAAAGGTGTTATTGAATTACTTTGGGATGTATTTGGCGGAACCGTAAACGAACAAGGTTATAAAGTTCTTGACTCACACATTGGAGCAATCTACGGAGATTCAATTACCATTGAAAGAGCGGATGAAATTTGTAAACGTTTAGAGTCCAAAGGTTTTGCATCTACAAACGTAGTGTTAGGCATTGGTTCATTCACATACCAATACAATACCCGTGACACATTTGGATTTGCTATGAAAGCAACGTATGTAGAACTTCAAGAACCTGTATACGGTGATATGATTGACCAAGGATTAAACACTAAAATTGTTGGTAGAGAAATCTTCAAAGACCCAATCACAGATGACGGAACTAAGAAATCAGCAACTGGTTTGTTATCGGTGTTTGAAAACGAAAACGATGGTACCTATGAATTAATTGACCATTGTGATTGGAGAACAGAAGAATCCGGTGAATTAAGAACAATTTACATCAACGGTGAATTTCATAACGAAACGACACTAACAAAGATTAGGTCTTTATTAAAATAAAAATTAACCCGAGATGTAAAAGTCTCGGGTTTTTTATTTATCTTTGTTGTATGATAACATTTCAGGAAATTGAACGTAAATTTTTATTAAAAAGATTCCCACGTCTTGCTAAAATCAATACGGTTTATCAAATTGAGCAGTGGTATCACGCTGACGGTTTTAGATATAGATATCAAATTGAAATTCCAACTGGTGAAATTCATATTTTTAAAACCAAAAAAACAAATATTGCCAAAGGAATTAATACTGAGGAAGAAACAACCTTAACACCTGAGGAATTTCAACAATTAGATTTAGTTAACTCACTCCATATTAAAAAAACAAGAACTGTTGTTAAACATAAAGGTCATAAATTGGAAATTGACAAATATGAAGGTATGAATATTGTCATTATGGAGATTGAGCTTGGTGATATTAATGAAAAATATTCATTACCAAAATATGTTGAAAAAGAAATCATATATGAAGTAACGGGTATAAAAGAATTTAGTAATAAAAGTTTGGCCGAATGAGAAAAATAGTTGACAATATTGTTATTTTTTTCTTATCTTCTTGTGAAGAAAAATATGAGTAAACCAATTTTTATAGTTAGATTTCCTTACGAGGAAGAAAATAGAAGCAGGTATCTTGAAACATGTAAGCAGCTTGGAGAACAGTTATCAGACTACCATGTACTTTGCCCTATGGATTCTAGCATTAGCATAGTAGAGTTTGAATGTTATAACGCTACCAATGCTACGGAAAAGGACATTGAAGAAATTAAACAGATAGTTTTAAAACAATTAAAAGATGAACAAACTCGATAAAAAATACATCATTGATGGAATCACTATAGATAAAATATCATCAGGGTATAGAGTATTTACAATACCAACCCAACATTTTCATATTGTTGATTTAGATGAATTAACCAATGATAGATTTGATTATGAAATCAAAAGACAGGAACAGTATGACAAACAAAGTTCCGAATTAATTAACTTATTTTTAAATGAAGATGAACAAACTCGATAAGCAATATCAGCAATTACTTCAGGACATTATTGACTACGGAGTAGAAAAGAAAGACAGGACCGGCACAGGCACCAAATCAATATTTGGTTATACCATCAGGCATAAAATGTCAGATGGCTTTCCTTTACTTACAACCAAGAAAATGGCTTGGAAAACTATGGTGACTGAGTTACTTTGGTTCTTAAAAGGAGATACAAATATTAAGTATTTAGTTGATAACGATTGTCATATTTGGGATGGTGATGCTTATAAGAGATTCTTAAATGAAACAATTAAAGTTGAACCATTAGAAGTAAAACAAAGAGCGATTGAACAATTACTAAGTAGTAAAGAATCAAAAGAAGAATTCATCAACAAAATCAAAACAGATGATGAGTTTGCTAAGAAGTGGGGTGAACTCGGTCCAATTTACGGGGCTCAATGGAGAAGTTGGACTAAATTTGAAGATGAAAGTATAGAACATAATGAATGGTATAAATCATCTGAATCAATAGACCAAATCCAAAACCTAATCAACGACCTTAAAACAAACCCAGACTCAAGACGTTTAATGGTTAATGCTTACAATGTTGGGGAACTGGGTACTATGGTGTTACCACCTTGTCATTATGGATTTCAAGTTTATACAAGAGAGTTGAGTGAGTTAGAAAGACATGATATTAAAGAACAATATGGGTTTGATTGTAGAAAATTAACAAAACCTTCTATTAAACAATTAGATGATGCAAACATACCAACACGAGCAATTTCTCTAATGTTTAATATGAGAAGTACAGATGTTGGACTTGGACTCGGATTCAATTTAGCGTCATACGGATTATTATTGATGATGATTGCTAAACAAGTTAATATGGTTCCTAACGAATTGATTTATAGTGGTGGAGACGTTCATTTATATCTTAATCATCTTGACCCAATTAAAGAACAATTAACAAGAAAACCATACGAATTACCTGTTGTAAAATTATCTGATAGAGTTGTTAATGATATTTCGGAATATACTTTGGATGATATTAAACTTGATGGGTATCAACCACACCCAACAATAAAATTACCACTTTCTAATTAACTTTTATGAATTAGGTGATATTTATATGGTAAGGAGGTAATACCATATGATTATTTATAGGACAACAAATTTAATTAACCAAAAATTTTATGTGGGTAAAGACATACACAATAATCCTAACTATTACGGTTCAGGTAAAAGGTTAAAACTGGCAATTAAAAAATACGGGATTGAGAACTTCAAAAAAGAAACTTTAGAAGTTTGTAATACATTGGAGTTACTTAATGAAAGAGAAAAATTTTGGATTAAAGAATTAAACGCTATTAGTGAAGGTTACAATATTTCGTTAGGCGGTGATGGAGGTGACACTATAAGTAATAACCCGAGAAGATATGAAATTGGGTTGGAACATAGCATAAAAATGAAATCACCCGAACACAATAAGAAGAAAGGGACTAAAATTATTAAATTAAAAAAAAGAGACGACCCAAATTGGGTGAACCCTCAAAAAGATAAAATTAGCCCATTAAAAGGAAAACCAAACGGAAAAAAAGGTGTACCAAATCCAAAACATTCAAAATGGATGAAAGAAAACAACCCATTCAAAGGAAAAACACATAAACCTGATGTAATACAAAAATTAAAAGAGTTGAACTCAAAACTTAAAAGTGAGGAACATAAACGAAAAATATCGGAGACTTTGAAAGGAAATAAACCTGGTAATATGAGAAAAATTATTGTTGAAGGGATTGAATACGAAAGTTTAAGTGAAGGTGCAAGACAAATTGGAATACCAACATCAACAATGAAAAATAGATTAAAGTCACCAAAATTTGACAATTACAAATACAAAGATTAAAATTAAAATTATGGAAAATTACAAGGCGGATTATTATAATCCTGAAACATTCGAAAAATCGGAAATTGAAACAAAAATCCCTTCGGATTTAGTTTCTGAAGTTAAACAAAGTTTGGATAAAATGGAAGGATATTTGATAACACCAACCATTATAAATTCAGAAGAATTATCAGTTGTGTGGGGAATAATGGATAATACAAATACATTAAAATATACGATATCAATCACACCCAATCACATCCAATCACATCCATCAATCAAAGCACCGCTTTCTAATTAATTATGGAATTTCCATTTATTTTAGAACACAAAACTTTTGGTGATGATAGAGGTAATTTTTGCCCATCACCACTACACATGAAACACGACCAACGTTTAGATAAACAATGGGTTCAAGTTAATACGAGCATTAGTCCTTTAATTCATACAGTTAGAGGACTACATTTTCAAATTGAACCTTTTGAACAATCAAAATACTTAAAAGTTATTTCGGGTAAAATATTTCAATTTGTGATGTGTGTGGATAAAATACATTTTGATTTTGAAAAAACATACATATTTGAAGTTGACAAAGACCATTCAGTTATGGTACCAAGAGGTTATGCAAATGGTATAATAACAATGGAACCAAATACTGTTATTCAATATTTTGTGGATTCCCTATATTCACCGCAACATGAAAAATCAATGTTATATAGTAGTGTGAAAGAATTTGATAATTTTGTTAAAACTATAACAGAAAATCCTCATTTATCTGAAAAAGACCGTGATGGATTTTTATGGGAAGACTACAAAAAAACTTTATGACCAGTTTTCAAACAAATCATTAATAACATGAGTTGCAATTTTTCTTAACTTTCTGTTAATTGTTGAAACGTCAAATTCATCATTTCCGATTGATTTAATTGCCGCATTTACCATAATACTTTGGACTTGTGGCTGTAAATCGATTAAGCTATCAAAAGCGGCTTCTGAGTACTCATCCATATCTTTCCACTTAGCTTGGTCCATAATCCATTCTAATGGTGCATATAAAAAAGATGCCGCTTGGAACATATTGACGATTCCTGACTGTCTTAAAAATTCAAGGTATTGTTTTATCGTATCCCAATCCTTTGGTTCAATATTACTATAAGCATCATCCCTACTAAACATCTTATCTAATTCATTTGATTCTTGAATTAATTTTGATTTTTTGGTTAGTGTCATTTCATGCAACGCATCTTCTTTAACAGTTGTTACAATTTCAGGATATGTCATACCAATATGTGTATCGTTTTTACCAGGATAATCGGTGTTATTTAATATCACACGTAAGGCATTTAAAATACCGGCCCTTTTGTCATTAGTATCTATAATGTACCAAGGCGATGCTGTTTTTGTTGCTAATATTGCTTTTTTCTTATATTCAGTATAATCATCCCATTTTTCTAATGATTTGGCATCGTTTGGTGAAAATTTCCAATACTTTAATGGTGATGACTTTCTAAGATTAAATCTTTTTTCTTGTGTTTCAGGTGTGATTGAAAACCAAAATTTAAATAGAGGTATTCCGGCACTTACCAAACTTCTTTCAAATGGGTAAACATTTTCCATGAAGTCCTTATATTCATCTTCAGATGAATAACCCATTACTGGTTCCACAATTCCTCTGTTATACCAACTTCTATCAAAGAAAATTATTTTATTTGGTTCCATCTGACTTTTATATCTATTAAACCAGTCTTTTCTTTCTTCAGGTGTTGGAATACCTAAAGCAACTACTTTAAAATATTTTGGGTCCAAGTATTGTGTTAAAGTTCTAATCATTGTTCCTTTTCCTGCGGAATCACGACCTTCAAAAACAACAACAAATGGTTTTCCTGAATTCTTAACCATTTCTTGTAATTTTAATAACTCAACTTGCATTGGCATTAATTCTTTTATATATTGTTTTTTACCAATTTTAGATTTAATTGGTTCTTCAGAACCATACATAAATTCATCGGCATTAAAATCATCATTTGGTTCTAATTCTAAATCTTTTCTATCCTCTAATGATTTTAGATATTTTTCAATATATTTTTTTACATTTTCAGTTTTATCGCCCGACTTTAATAATTTTCGGTCAATATTCCTTAAAAATTCATCAGTAATATCATCATCATTTAACTTTATAATTTCATCTTCAAAATCATCAGGATTTAAACCGTCATCAACTAATACATTGACTAATTTTTCGATAGATTCACCTAACACATTTTCAGATTCAAAATCCCAAGCATCGGTTTCAGGGATTAAGTCTAAGGTCGAACCGTTATCCCAATTAACACTGTATTGAATTCCCATTCCAAAAGGAACTTTAACAATTTTGGTAACCACACCTGTGGAACCAATGGGAACGTTTGATGTTTCACCTTCCATGTAGTAACAAACTACTCTATCACCTTGTTTTAATTGTGGATTTAACGACATATTATTAAATATAAGATATTTACATATAAATATGGAGATTATTATAACTGAAGAACAACAAAGGATTATTTTGAAAGAAAATTTCAAATCCGATGTTATTAAAAAAATTGAATTGTTTAAACAATATACGGTTGATGTTATAAACGACCTTAAAAATTCTATGAATTTTAATTTTAGATTCGGTGTTACCTATGGTGCTGGAATTGGTGTTGTATTAAATCACGTTATTGAACATTTACATGAAAACTATTCAGGATTAAGTGATACCGATATTAAGATGTTGGCATTGACAGCAATTATGGTAGTATTTTTTGAAACAAAAGATGTTCTAAAGATGGAAAACGAGGTTGAAGAAAGGGGATTACAAAATGAATTGATTGATGCGGTTTCTTTTACTGAAAGTTTAAAAACAAAATTTTCAAAAATATTAAAAGCCGTTGGTTCGAGTTTTTGGAGAGGTACTGATATTGTGGGTTACGCGTTTTTATTACCAATATTGGGTGAATTTACAAAATTTTTACAATCCTATAATGTTTCCGATATGGATTTTGATACAATCGCCAAAAGTTTATCAGAGGCAACAGGAATCATTGTTGGTGGACACGTACTAAAAAGAATGTTCAATTCTTTAGCTGAAAAATACAAGAATTAATCTAAAATTTCAAAATGAATATTACCATTAGCGTAATATGTTCTTCGAGCAAGTTTTTTTTCAACTAATTTACCCATTTCAGTTAACGCTTGGCTATCCTCAAGTTTAATTGCCTTTGTCTTATACTTAACTGATTTTGTTGTCGTTGGTTTAATTCTCATCGGTTTAAAATATTCGTCTAAAGCAAAAATAAGGTCTTTTTGTGATTTATCAAAATTTAAACCTTCCTTTTTACACAAATTTTTAAGTTCAACTAATGACAACTTTTCAAGTTCACTTTTTACCATATCTTAATTCGTATTGTTTTACAAGTTCTTGTTTTAATTTTGATTGGTCTTTTTCACTCATATCCTTATTTGTTATATTTCTTTGTAACCAACCATCAATAACATTTTCAATACCAATTTTTCTTAATTTCATCACTCTTCTGAATCCTTGTAAAACCGCAGGTATTTCGTGGGATTGTAAATAATATTTATAATTTTTTGGCTGTTTCCCTTTAATGTGAATTTCAGAATCAGGTCTTAACCCCAAATATTGTTTATGATGTTCATATTCGTGAGCAACAATATCATTTAAATCGGCAACCAAATCATACATTAATTCAGGATAATAATCCTTATTCAAAAATACAACCACTTGCATACTTTCAGTATCATCATCGTAGTCACCATCAATAAAGTATTTTTGGCCACTTTCTTTCCAACTGAAATTCCAATCAAAAAATACGGTAATGTCATATGGATAATATTCCGCATCACTAATGTCTGATGGTAATTCCCAACTACCTTCATCACCACTTTTAATAATTTTAACAATATCCTTTACTATCATTCTAGTATCGGAATCAATACTTTCTATTAATCTTTCCATTCTATTTCATGTATATTATATGAAAAATTTCTCATATTGCAATATCGAAAATAATCATCAATTTTTTTATTAATCACTTTTAAAAAATGAGTATACTCCAATCTTTTAGAATCTTTTGATATGTACATTTCAAAAATTTTTTTAAAGTCCTCGTTAAAAAATTCCATGTCTGATATTGTAACTTTAAATTGTAAAATTGGTACCCAGTCACCTGTTGAAATCATTGGTTTAAAATGTAATGGTGTTAATATTACGTTCATTTTTCCCAAAGGAAGAGGTCCTGAATCTGAATCATAGTATACTGACCCTGGAAAATAAATTGGTAATTCATTTTCTTCTTCAGATATAAATTTTAAGCAAGGTTTTGTCTCCTTTAATATTTCAGGCATTACTTTATCTAATTCTTCTCTTTCTCTAAAACGTATGTCCATTTATAATAAATATCTTGATTAATGATAATATATTTCTATTTTTATTGTATGGAATTATTGAACACACACCCAATTAAAAAATCTGATTTGGGTTTTCACGGAAATTTATTTGGGGGCAAAATACTCGCTTGGGTGGATTCTGCAGCATCAGGTTTATCAATGCAACTTTGTGATTCACCAAGATTGGTTACAATTGCGTTAGATGAATGTAGGTTTATTAAACCTGGTAAAGAAGGTCAGCTATTAAAAATATATGGTAAACCACTTAAAGTTGGGAACACATCTATTACACTTTATTTAGAAGCAAGGTCGCATAGTGTGTACACGGGAAAACAAACTGTCATCTTACACACACAAATTACCTTTGTAAGGATTGATGATGAAGGTAATCCAATTCCAATTAGTGACAGAGCAAAAAATAGAATTAATCAAATCATTGAAGGTAGTCTTGAAGTAACCGACAGAATCATTTAATAGGTTTGATATAATTATTAATATGAAAAAATTCGCATTATTATTATTACTACCTCTATTATCCTTCGCTCCAATCAGAGAAAAGGTTTATTTCAAAAATGACATCTTTCAAGGATATTACTCAGAAAAATTAGAACAACCTTTAGAAGTTCAGTATACTGTAATGTGTCCAAATGGGACTGCAAAAAGAACAGGAATGGATTTTTTTACCAACGATTCAATCCACACATCAGATAATGATGACTACACAAATAATGTTTACGATAAGGGACATTGTGCACCAGCGGCAGATTTTAATTGTACCCGTGAGATGTTGTTGTCGACATTTAGTTATTTAAATTGCGTGTTACAACATCAGGATTTGAATAGAGGTGCATGGAGATTACTTGAAGCGCATGAAAGACAATTATCATCAACTGGTAATGTTAAAGTATCAATATTAATGGTATATAGTACCACATCAATTAAATTAACGTCAGGTGCAACTATTCCTGATGGATTTTACAAATACATAACTGTAAATGGTAAAACAACCATTTATTACTTCAAAAACGAAAAACCATCGTCAACCGATTATACAAAATATGTGGTTACAAAAGGTCCAAAAACTACTTTAAAGTAATTTTTTAATTTACGGCACCATATTTGGAAATTAGTTGTACCTTTGACTTTATAAGAAAAAAGGTTTAAACTATGAATATGGAAAAAATTAAAGAAAAAATCAAACAAGTCGTAAAACAAGTATCCCTGTACACAATCATCCTAATTAGTTTGGGAGCAGGAATATCAATTGGATATTACTACGACTTCATTAAAAACAGCTTTAAACGAAACCAACCCATTTCAGTAAAAAGAAATGAAGTAAAACTTGCTATTGATGAAAGTAATCATCTTTTAATCATTCACAAAAAAGATGGTGTTTACACCGTTTATCAAGATTCTGTTGGTTACATGATTTTTAACTTGTACGCAAAGAACATTTGGGGACAAGCCGCAAATCCTAAAACTCAAAATACTACTAATGGTCAATAAAAGTGTTAAGTTTCTCTACTTTCTATTTAGCGTAGCGATTTTAATTGCAACCCTGAACCTGTTCAATTTATTTAAAGAAAAACCCGAATACAAACTTGAAGATATGGGTGGGAAACCTAACTCACCCTACTGTCTCCAAATGTACACTTCAATTGAAAAGTATTCAAAGGTGTACAGGGTTCCAAAATACATCGCGTATAACGTGGCATATCTTGAAACAAGATATCAAGGTCCTTTTGATTGGGATTATCACGGTAAATTAACTTCTTATGCTGGTGCTCAAGGTCCGATGCAAATTATTACAAGATGGGCACACCAATACGCGGAAAGACGTATTACCGAAAAAGAACTAAGAACCAATATTGACCTTAACGTTATGATTAGTATGAAAATGCTAAGAACCCGATATAACTGTACTGGTGACTGGACAACCGCTTGTGGTGGATATAACACAGGTTTAGCAATTGTGAATGATTACGCAAGATACTGTGTTTCAAACAAAAACTACAAAGCGAAATGGGTTTCTTACTAATGAAACGTCTGTCACTTTTAATCGAGCTTATTCTATTAACCCCATTTGTAATATATTATTTAATTAAACATATAGTTAAAGGTTGGTAATTTTAATAATTTTTATTACCTTTGTAGTGTTATGAAAATTACATTTATTTCTGATACCCACACCAAACACAAACAAGTAACATCCAGTCTTCCTGGCGGTGATTTGTTAATTCACGCAGGTGACCTAAGCTCTATGGGGTATCAACATGAAATTCAACAATTCTGTAAGTGGTAT